CCTCCCTATGAGGCAGACAGAGGATGCCGATGATCCGTTCCCTTATATCATCGTGCGGTTGGACAGCGGTGGCATCGCCACCCAGACCGACCCCCACAAAGTGGCGGTGATCCTCCTGATCGGAGGCTACGATGACAACCCGAACAATCAGGGACACAAAATCGTTCTGGAAATTCTGGAGAAGATCCAGCACCACTACGAGGAAACGCCCCTGCTTGCCGGACAGTTCGTATTCAGGGACCCCTTCAACTGGGCGCTTCAGGATGAGGAAAGCTACCCCTACTTCTTCGGAGCCGCAAACCTCACCTTTGACCTTCCCGCCACCAGACGGAAATGGAGCGAACTCGTATGAGCAAGATCGTTTATGTCGGCCCCACCATTCCCGGCGTGGCCACACGAAACACCACCTATAGCGAAATGCCCGAATCGCTGAAAGAGGCGGCAAAGACCGCCCCGTACCTGAACGGCCTGTGTGTCCCGGTGAAGAACCTCGCCGTGGCCATGGCACAGATCAGGAACAAAGAGGGCGCATTCTACACCCTGTATAACAAGGCGCTGAACTTCAGCGCCACAACGAAAGGAGCGAACTAATCATGGCATACCAGCATGGAGTGCGGGTGCTTGAACAGGCCACCGGCGTAGTGGCACCCATTGAGGGTACCGCTGGCCTTCAGGTCGTTTTCGGCACCGCCCCCGTCAACCTCGCCGCTGACCCCTATGCCGTCACCAATAAGCCGGTGATTGCCTACAGCTGGAGCGAGGCCGTATCCCAGCTTGGCTATTCTAAGGATTACGCCAAGTACACCCTCTGCGAGTCCATGTACGCCAGCTTCAAGCTGCTGGGCGTGGCTCCCGTGATCTTCGTTAATGTCCTGGACCCCAAGGTTCACAAAAAGGACAACGAAGCCGCCACCGTCAAGGTCGAGAACCTTCAGGCCGTGGTCGAGGTTCCCGGCATCCTTCTGGACACCGTCAAGGTTTCCGTGAGCGGTGGCGATGACCTGACCGTGGACACCGACTACATCCTCGGCTTCAACGATGACGGCCATCTGGTCATCACCCTGCTGGCCAGCGGTACCGGCGCAGCCGCCACCGATCTGTCCATCCAGTCCACCTCCATCAACCCCACCGCCGTGGATGCCGATGATATCATCGGAGCCAGCGCCACCGGCGAGGAAAAGGGTTTGGAAGTTCTGCGTCAGGTCTACCCCAAGACCGGCATGACCCCCGGCCTGATCATTGCCCCCGGTTGGAGCCAGAACCCCGATGTGGGTATCGTCCTCGCCGCCAAGTGCGAGGAAATCAACGGCTACTTTACCTGCGAGGGTTTTGTGGACATCGACAGCAGCAAGGACGGCTGCACCGTCTACACCGACCTGAAAGAGGCCAAGGAGGATGCTGGCATCACCAGTCCTCACATCATGCCCCTGTGGCCCTGCGTAGCAGTCGGTTCCCAGATCTTCCACTACTCCGCCGTCATGGCGGCGCTGACCGCATACATCGATGCCAACAACGATGATGTCCCCAGCCTTTCTCCTTCCAACAAGCTGGTCGGCATCACCGGCACTGTTCTGGAGGACGGTACCGAGGTCGTTCTGGATCAGGTTCAGGCCAACACCGTGAACAGCTTCGGCATCACCACTGCCATCAATGTGAACGGCTGGCGCACCTGGGGCAACAACACCGCTGCCTATCCCGCCACCACCGACCCCAAGGATCGCTGGTTCTGCTGCCGCCGCTTCTTCAGCTGGTGGGGTAATTCCTTCATCCTGACCTACTTCCAGAAGGTCGATGATCCCATGAACACCCGCCTGATCGAGAGCGTGGTGGACAGCGAGAACATCCGTGGCAACGCCTATGTTTCCGCTGGCAAGTGCGCCGCTGCGTACATCGAGTACAACGAAGCGGAGAACCCCGTGACGGATATCCTGAATGGCAAGATCACCTTCCATCAGCATCTGGCACCCTATGTCCCCGCAGAGGACATCCTGAACATTCTGGAATTTGACACTGACGCTCTCCAGAGCGCTCTCATCGGAGGTGAATAAAGATGGCAATCGCAGGAATTCCCGAAGTCATCCATGACTTCAACCTTTACCTCAGCGGTAACAAGCTGGGCGGCGTGACCGGCGAAGTGGCTCTGCCCGACTTCGAGGCCGTCACCGAAACCATCAGCGGTGCTGGCATCCTCGGTGAGTTTGAGAGCGTCATCGCTGGCCGCTACGGCAGCATGGAACAGGAGGTTCCCTTCCGGGTCATCAACGAAGATATGTTCAAGCTGATCGACCCCACCGTCCCCGTGGAGCTGACCCTGCGTGGTGCGATCCAGCAGACGGTCAAGGCCACCGGCGCTGTCGATTACATCGGCATGAGAGTGGTATTCAGAGGCCGCTCCAAGAAGATCGCCATCGGCACCGTCAAGCAGGGCGGCCCCATGGACAGTTCCATCGCTCTGGAACTGACCTACATCCTGATCGAGATGGACGGCAAGTCCAAGGTCGAACTGGACAAGATCAACGGCGTTTTCAAGATCAACGGCGTAGATCTGCTGGCCAAGGTTCACAAACTCACCTAATAGGAGGAAATCGCTATGAACAAGGATACTAACACCCCCGCCACCACTGCCCATGTTGAGGCAGCACCCAAGAAAGAGGAAGTTTCCCCGGTGGTTACTTTCGGCAAGCCTTACATCTTCGAGAATAAGGAATACACCAGCATCGACCTCTCCGGCCTGGACAACCTGACCGCAGAGAACATGATCGCCGCCGATAAGTATCTGGCCACCAACGGCGTATTCACGCCCATGCCGGAGATGAGCATGGAATACTCCCTCTTCATCGCAAGCGTGGCTACTGGCCTCCCGATTGAGTTCTTCCGGCAGCTTCCTCCCAAGGATGCCATCAAGGTCAAGAATCGGGTAACCAATTTTTTCTACGCCGAGGCCTAAGTCCCGGCAACGGAAAGCAGCTGCGTAAGGCCTGTATCAATCTTTCAATGACCCTGCGGACAGGCGTGGACTTTTTTCTGCGCCTGCCCATGCAGGAGTTCACCGAAATAGCAAAGGAGGCAGCTGATACCATTGGCAAGCACAGGTAAAGAATACGAGCTGGCGGTGCGGATCGCTGGCTCTGTATCAGGGTCTTTCAAGAGTGCAATGAGTACAGCCGAGGGGAAGGTCACCAACCTCGGCTCCATTGCTAAAAAAGCCGCTGCGGTTGCGGCAGCGGCGTGGGGCGCTCTCAAGATCGGTGAGTTCGTCTCGGATGCAGTCGATACCTACTCGGAGTTCGATCAGGCGATGGCGAACACAGCGGCCATCTGCGGTGCAACCGCAGATGAATACGCCGCCCTGCAAGCGGCAGCCTTGGAGATGGGCAAGGCTACCACCAAAACCGCAACAGAATGCTCCGAGGCTCTGGGTTACATGAGCCTCGCTGGCTGGTCCGTAAGCGACAGCATCGCAAGCCTCGAACCCATCCTCCGTCTTTCCGAGGCCACGCAGATGGATCTGGCTACTTGTTCAGATCTGGTAACGGACTCCATGTCCGCCCTCGGCATCGAGATCGCAGACCTTGCGGAATACCTCGATGTAGCGGCCATGGCGAACAACAAGTCGAACCAGACAGCGCAGATGCTGATGGAGGCCTACATCGGTGTAGGCGGCACAATGAAAAACCTGAATGTCCCAATTCAGGAATCCGCAGCCGCCCTCGGCGTAATGGCCAACAGAGGTATCAAGGGATCGGAGGCTGGCACCGCCCTAAACGCCGTCATGAACAACCTGACCACAGGCACCGGGCAAGCCGGAAAGATGATGGAGCAACTCGGCATTTCTGCATTTGACAGCAATGGCAACTTCATCGGACTGGCAGAAACGATCCAAGTGGTCAGCGAGGCTACCAAAAACATGACGGAGGAGGAACGGAACGCCGCTCTCGCAGCAATTGGTGGCAAGCAGCACATCGATGCGCTGAACGCCCTAATGTCCGGCCTCAACACCACAACGGCAGAGGGAGTATCTGAGTGGGCGGCATTAAGCCAGTCCCTCTACAACTCAGACGGCGCACTCGCCACAATGGCCGATACCGTCACCGACACCCTCTCTGGCGCAATGGCCCGGTTTGGGAGTGCGGTGGACGATGCGAAAATCCGGCTCGTTCAAACTTTCGCACCAATGGCCAAGGATGCCATCAATTCTGTTTCGGCAGCTCTACCGGGTCTCACCGACAAAATGACAGGGTTTGCAGAGGGACTGATCACAAATGCAGTCCCCAAGATCAAGTCCTTTGTTGGACAGGCCGTTGGTCTTTTTAACAGGGTCAAGCCCACTCTCGACACCATCGCCAATAAGGCAAGCGAGGCATTCACCTTCGTAACCACCACCGTAGGCAACGCCATCCGTGGCGTGGCTGAAAAGATGGAGGAACACAAGGGCGTTATCGACAAGGTCAGGGAGATCGCAGAGCGGGTAGGCACCGCCCTCTGGAACGCCTTCGAGGCGGCGAAACCCGCCATCGAGTATGTGGGCGGCACCCTTATCCCGGCAGCGGCAGACGGCCTGATGACCTTAGTGGACACCGTCCTCAATGTGATCTTGCACATCCGGGACTTCAAGGAAGAAATCATCGCCGCCGCTGCGGTCTACGGAGCCTTCAAGGTAGGCACCGCCATCCAGGGCATCGCTACCGCATTC